TACTGTATCTGTAGTTCCGGGCATTATTCTTTTATCTCAAAGTGTGGAAAATCATCAAATCTGTTATCTTTTACTTCCCATCTCCCTTTCTCTTCATACATATCCCAATTACCGCCCCATCTTATCTTATGGCCCATGCCCCTAGCAATGCCAATAACGAACCCAGCAAAGAGGGTTTGTCGTTCCCTGTCTTCCCAATCCACAGGATAAGGGGTAACGTCAACGGCTTTAGAAGGGTTAGAATTATGCCTGCCATTAGGATACTTAACCTTAGTACGCTTTTCATCATATAGTTTATTTTGCCTTTCCTTGTTTCTATATCCTTCCAAGATAGAACAATCCACATGTTTAATCACTTCATTAAACACGTCTTGCAACCGCTGATCGCATGTTGCTAGTCTTTCCTTTGATCTTCTTGAATATCTTGGCATGAATATTTTACTAGGCTATGTTAGCTATAAAATGATAAATGTTGCAATAGATTTAAACCCGTGCACCAGTCATCCAGCTATAGGTCTTTCTTACGATGCGTTTGGTTGGTGTTTCCTGTTCGTTCAACAGACTTTCCCGTTTGGTTCTAGAGCTTTTCGGTGGCTTTGCAAAGTAGTCTGCATAGTACAATGCATCCATTACATCATCGTTTCTAGGCTTTGGATGTTCAAAGAACTCATCTACCAGTTCTGTCATCTCTCTTTGTAGATACAGCTTCTTAGAATTAACAATAGGGCCGAGACTGGTTTCCAGCCTATCTTCTTTTTTGATTCTAGATGGAGGCTTAACGCCTTTAAATATGCCGGGAAGAAGTCTTTTCTCTTTTGCGGAAAGTCTCGTAACCATATCCCGAACCATCTCCTGTGCCGCAACTGTTTCAATCGTGACACGGCGTACCGGTGCATATTTGTTCGCAAGTCGGATAATCTCCTTGGGAACATCGAATGTTGGTATACGCTCACGAAAATACTCCAGTACATATCTATTGTTGCTGGAATCAATGCCCATGACCAGTATGACTTGATAGTCAGAAGTCTCTGAGGCAGTCGCCGCAAGGTCAACACCAATGTAGATATTGATTGGGATAGCATCATCACCGTCTATAAGGTAGTTAAATTTATTCTTACATTCAACCCTTCCGTTGTAATACTGTATCCTATCTATCTTAAATGATGCACTGGACACATCTCTAGCATCATTCATGTACTCCTGAGCAAACTTATTGACCAGTCCAGCTTCAATAAACTCACGTTTCTTTGCTTCCAGCTTCTTTTTGGAAAACTGAGACGACCACAATGGTTCACCATCTTCAATGGCTCTGTAGAAGTTTACGTCCCAAGGATACTCCCTTTTATCTTCTTGTGCTTTTTTCCAGCCATCATAGGTCATTTGCAGGTAGGAGTCATAGTGTACAATAGTCCCAGAAAGCCATATCCAGCCCTCATTACCCGGTGTTTCTTCTAAGGCAGGGTACACTGTGGATACGATCCACTTCTTGATGTCAGCACGCCTTTCTGGCGTTTTAGTGTTTAGTTCTGATTCAAAGTCATCCAGTACAATGCCAGTATAACGCACATCTACCTCTGCCCTACCTCTAAGTCTCTGTGATGTACCCTTAGATATAACCCTGTCACCCTTTGGCGTTACCAAATCTTTTTCTGTCCAGCGTTTACCTACACTACCACCATCCATGTTTCCAAAGTAGTAGCGTATCATTTTATTATCTTCAAAGTGATCATCAGCGGCAAAGCATAACTTATGCATGATGGCCGCTTTGGCTACCACTGATTTACCGTGACCTCTGGGAATGATATTACAGATACGAGCACCGGGTGCTGTATCTATCATCTTCTTTCCCATTTCGTAGTGGAAGGGTGCTGATTCAGACTTCTTCAGGAAGTCATTAGGTAGGAACGCCCTACCAAAGTAGATAAGATTGCTGTATGCTTTTGCTAATACCTCATCTCTTTTCTCCATCTCTGATGGTGGAGGAGTGATATTGAAACTCATTCAGACAGTTCTTTCTGCTTTTCAGGCAGTATACCCTGTTCAAATGCCTGTAGTTTCTCTCTGCTAAACCCAGAGAACTCCTGTATTAGTGCTACAGAATCTACTTTCTTTTCTGTAGACAGCAAACCAGATATCTTCATCAGGGTTTCTATTGCCCTAAGCTTGTCATTGTCTCTAACATCTATCTTATCAATAACATCTTTAGTTGTTTCCAGTAGGTATCGTTTTGTAATACCCACTTCTGACATTAAGTTTTCTATTTCTTTATCCACTGCCTGCCTCACTGTTTTGTTTTTAAGTAGTAGTGTTGATCTTCTTTCTGCATGATCTAAACTGACTGTCTTGGGAAAAGCTTTCTGGTATGCTTTTACAGGATCCATACCATGTGCTACATACTTTGCAAAACTTTTCTTTGCATCTGTCAGGTAGCCTCCAGTTTTGACCTGATACCCTGTTTTCTTTGTGAATCTATATATCTCATCTTTGACTGTACCAACAAAAGGACTTGATCCCCTGTGGTTAAACATTCCAATAACCGTTCTGATATAATCGTTGTCTCTTTTCTTTTTATCTACAAAACAACCTTTCTTTAGTATTTGAACAATCTTACCATCATCGGATACGCACCAGTCTCCTTCTTCTGCCTGTTTCCAATCGGTAATCAATGGAGTATCTGGATGTGCCTTACGAAACTCTTCTTCTGATTCGTAGGCATAGTGCTTGACTCCCTTTATGGTGCGAGTCAGTGCCAAATCAGTTTGGTTCCTGATCGTCCAAAAGGTTTAGGTCTAGTATCTCCAGCTCTGGCATGTTCTTCATGCGGTACAATAGTTCGGATAGGAGACCTATTTGCTTTGAAGTAGGGTCTATGAGATCAGTGAGCTTTAGCTCGTTTGATATCTCACGGCAACGCTCTAGATTTTCATAGACGTTATCAATATGAAAGTCATTCATTCTGGCCCTCTGATATAGTGTACGGTTTCTTTCCATGATTTAATTTAATAACACTTGACATCTAAATGGTAGATAATATATATTTAATTAAGTTTGTTTAGTTTGTTGAAGTTTTTCATAATAGTACTATAGTATATATAGTATAATAGTATATATTATATATATATAATATATATAGTACTATAGTATATATAGTATATATAGTAAGTAGTAAGTAGTATATATAGTATATATAGTACCGCCTTAGTATTTTGTAGTACCGGCTCGGTAAAACTTCCAAAAATTTTAAAAAAATTATATAAGCATGTGTGTTTCTCTTTTTTTTGCACACGTCCCGCCCCCAATCCGTTTCTAGGTTAGAAAAATTGTATTGAAAAAAGCAAATCGGTCTAAGCCAATTATAATATACGTCGCAACTTTTTTTAAAAAAGTTTAATAATTATGGAACTTTTTAGAACTCTGGAACGTATACTAATTGTAATTAGTTTTTTGACAATTAGTATTTTGGTTACTACCCGTGAACTATCCAGTTTATGCGTGAGATACTGGAGGTAGTAACCGCCTTATAATGACCAATGTACTATAAGGTAAACAACTCAAAGTAAACCAATAAACAAACAATATGGAGATAAACATGAACTCATTACAATTAGTAACTAACCCTAATAATATCATTGATGTTGAAACAGTAGACAAACCTATGATAGTCAATTCTTTTGACTCTTCATTAGACCCGTTTACAGAGATACAGAAATTGCCACTATCTACAGAATACGGCGGTATTTCTAAAGCTCATTCAATTCGTATGATGTTGAAAGGCAATGATACTGAGCTTGGTATTGTCAAAGAAAACTACCTATGTATATCTAATAAAGAAATATCTGAAGTAGGCTCTGAGATTCGTACAGCTTCTAACATGAAGTGGGAACTACAGAAAGTATTCTTTGATGGTAAAGTGTTTAGAGAAACATGGCTATGTACAGATGGTGGCCTACAGTCAGAAGTTCCAGTAGTTGGGGACGTAGTAGGCTTAGTTATGGAAATCATCAATAGTTATGATTCTAGTACTAGGGCTGGTATCTTATGTTATTTTATGAGACTTGAATGTCTTAATGGCATGAGATCTAAGACTCACCAGTTTGGTTATTCGTTTAGACATTCTCTAAACCATGAGCTTAACTGGCAATCTGAGATTAACCAGTCAGTATTACAAATTACTGGTAATAACCCTCAATACATGCTTAACCAATTTTCTGAAGCCTGTGGTAAATTACAAAAACCAATCGACTTTCAAGAGTTAAAGGTACTTTCAGAAAACAATGCTTATCTTGGAAAGTTGCCAACACAGCAATACGGTCAGATTGTTAAGAACATGCTAACATCTAAGGATTATCCACAAAATGGTACTGAGTTTACAGCATGGGACTTGATGAACTCTGGCACTGAAATGCTATGGCACCAGAAAAAGATAACTCAAGGAGCTATCAAAAACAATGCCTTGGTAGTTGATGGACTTCTACAATATGGTAAAGATACATACAATGCACCATTTGTAGACCCTAATCAAACTGACATGTTCCAGTCATAACACAAAACAGAGATGGGGAGCCGAAAGGCTCCCTTTTCTCTTCTTTTTTATTTTTTTTATATTTTTGTGCACGCAAGTAGATTGTGCACGCAAGTAGATTTTACCTATATTTATTAAATTCTGTGCACGTTGGTAGTTTATATAAGTTTGTGCACGTTCGTAGCTTAATTTTATTATATATTGTGCACGTTCGTAGGTAATCAAGGGTTATTTGTGTAAGTAAAACAACCTCCATAAAT